GTATATCTTTGTGAGGCAAATATCTCAGTGGAGAAGCCAGTAAAGTCTCTTTTGCGCAGGACTCCGCAAGGCTGTTTACCCTGTCATCTATGGGCATGTCGTTATATGAAATTTCGACGGTCGACGGAATGACTTCATCGATAACGACCTTGACCAGATAAGATAATCGGGATATTTGCATGGGGTTATTTTAGATTAGGGAATGAAATGTTCAATTCTTCGGCTGCCGAGTTGATTTCTTCCGGCGTTTTAGCGATAATTCCCTCACCTTTCAGATATTCGACAGCTTCTTGAAACGATTTTACAGACTCTATTTTTACCCTTCTGTCTTCCTTCTCTTTTACAGGTTCTTCCTCGACAGCATCTAAAAATATAATGTTGTTGAACTCCTTAGAAGACTCTATCGCTTTCTGCACATTTTTGTCTTTGGTCGAGAAAAATCCGCCTGTGAATTTATTCCCTCTGAACTCAATGCGTACCGATTTACCTTTCACGGTTATCGGCATACTCAGGTAAGTCTGGGTTTTATATACTTTCAACATAACTTCTATGATTTATGGGGAGTATCGATGAAAGATACTCCCCCTGTTTGTTTTTTATTCAGCTTTCGGAGTGATACGAACGTGAGCACCCGGGTTCTTCAATACAATGCCCGAAATTTCTTGGATAAATTCTCCTTCCGTCTCACGTATACCCGCAGTTTTGAAATCCCTGCGTTCTTTCGACAACGACTTGAATTCAAATTTGGTCAAATAGTTATCGTCCACCACAAGGGCACATTTGCTCATGCCTGCCAGATCGAATGCTTCTGTATATACCACATACAAATCTCCAAATTTCGAGTGAATGGAATCGAACGTGAGCCCAAGTTCGGCTTTGTATTGATCCCCCTGCATGACTTTCTGAATATCGAGGTTCGTCACTTGTTCGATAAAATCGCTTCCGGCGAAAACCAGTTTTTTCTTACTGCTTGCATTTCCCGTTAAAGCCGTTTTACAGAGAGCTATCAAATCTTTCGCGGTCATTCCTGCCTCTGCGTCATAAGTCCAGTCTTTACCGGCTTGCCACCAGATGCCCTCAGTAAACCACACGTCCTCTTTCTTGGTCGTATCACGTAATTTGTTCTTTTTGCCGAACAAGAAATTCATTTCCATACCTCGCTTCATTTCCCAAATGGCATCGCGTTCCATGTCTGTGAACGTGAAATCGACTTCTTTTTCCGTCCATTCCTGATATACATCAGTAACTTCGACTTGCGTACAGAACTTTTGGGCATAATTCTGTTCTTTGGTAGGCAAGGTCTCGAATTGTGCAGTTTGTGCATCTTTCTCCGCTCCGGCTCGTCCCATTCGCAGGAGTTCAGTTCCGGCTTCGATGGTGGGTACTATACCCGGTGTGCTGCCGCTCTTTTTACCATTCACCGCCAAGACATTCAGTTTACCGTCGGCATCTTTACTCATTACATAGAGAACCAACTCGTCTTTTTCAGTAGTTCCTCCCTCGTCATAACCTTTTACACCGATAACCTTTATCGTGTCCGAAACTTCGAAATAATCGTTGTTCGCCGTGTCGAGCTTCGCACCGGCCGACGCCGTTTCTGTATATTTCGCTTTCAAGGTTGTCAAAGCCGGTTTGGTGTCTAACGAATAAAACTCATATTCACGGGAACCTACCGAAATCACCCGACCGCTGCGGCTCACCGTGTCTACCGGTGTAGACGAAGGCATAATCCGGCAAACCTCCTTGTCTATATGCGCTTTCAACAAATCCGGCGACACCTCTTTGGTCAAGTCTGCCGATACCGGCTCGTCCGTAACGTTCACACCACCTCCTGCCAGAGGAACCGTTGCGGCCAGTCCGATGACCGTTTCACCTGATGTGAACAACCCGAAGGAGCACAACAATAAAAACAACAACACAATACCGCCGGCGACAGCGATATATTTCCAATTCACTTCTTTACCTAAAATTTTCATCTTTTTTACCTATTTTGTTAAACAATTTCTCCTCTTTCAAAAATCCCCCTTCGTTTACTCCTCGGGACAGTCACATTCGCCGTTATCCTATCTGCCGATTCCCTGTTCAGATTGGGTGTCCCGTCGTTCTTTACGCTCCTTTTTTGGAGTTCGATATTGGCATTTCTCCCCTTTACTTCCGCCACAGTGGCCGCTTCGGTCACGTCTTCATCATGTTTGTATGCCCTCCAAAGAGCATCGAGGGTAGGGCGGTCGAAATTGAAAGTGAAAATGCTGTCGGCCAGAGACGATACAAAATCCTCAAAGGCCGTCCGTTCTGCGTCGTCGGCCGATTTTTCTTCGAAAAACGAGCCGATGGTCTCTGCATTACGGGCTGCGTTTTCCTCTTGTTTTGCTCTGATTTCGTTAAATGATTTCTCAGAATCCCGGCGAGCCGAAAGTCCTTCATTAAATTTTTTCATGGATTCTTCGTCACCCGAGACAGCTCCGAGAATATCTCCATAACTTTTTGCAAGGGCAGGCAATACTTCACTCCCTGCAATTAATTCACTTAGAAATAATCCCGCTTCCGGTTCACGAGCCAATGCTTCTGTGAGAGATTTATTACCCTCGTCAAGTTTTCTGATTCTATCCTCTCTGGTATTATAAAAATCCTCTAATACCGAGTAGAAAGCATCATCGTCATTTTCATAGTCTACATCTTTATCCGGGTAAGTCGTACGTAGTCGTTCTACCCATACCGATCGGCCGCTTTTAGGAGATTCGGCTTTTACGGTTTCATCTACTGTTCCAGATGGAGCTTCAACTTGTGCTGTAATTTCTTCTTTATCTTTTTCCATACGATTTTTTGTGATGGGTTCAAAAAAAAAAACTCAACACAAAAATCTCATTTTCATAGTTTTAGGACGGTACGTCATTGCAAAATCGGTCAGTGCGATTTTTAGGGCAGTACGTCATTGCAAAATCGATTTTTTAGCTTATATTTGCATCAAACCGATACCCAACATACGCAAATCAAATTGCGTATGCCTACATTAGATTATCAAGAAAACAGAGACCGAGAGTTCTGTGACACGTTCTACTACACCCTCAATTTGTGTGGTGGAATAATGTGTGATTACATTTATCAAGCGGCGATTCAATCCCCTTCCAAGCGGTTTTATATCGGTAATGAAAAAGCCATAACCAATCTTCTGAACATAAAAAAAGGAAAACGAATAACATCTTGTCCCATAAAGCAAAAGATGTACATCGACCTATACAAAAAAGCCTGTGAAATTCAAGCCAGTGATAATCGCATATCGTTTTCAGAAGCAGTTAGAAGGGCGATTCGTTCTCCGGCTCCACAATTTTATATTTCTGTTCGTACGGCGAGGCATATCATAGCCATGAGAAGAAAAGATGCTTTTTTCAATCAAAAAAGGAAGGAGGCATCGAATGAATTACTCTGAAATAATAGCAGAGAACAAAAAAAGGAGAATGTCTTTTACGGAACCGTATGATCCGGTAACGGGAGAGGGGTCAGATGTAATACCCCGAAAAGAAATAAAAATCGAAGAGTTCGGGACTCTACATATACCCGCCGATATGTACGAGGAAAATGGCTGGGTACAGATACTTTCCCAAGAAAAATCCTATAAAAATCTTCTTGAAAACGGGCTTCATCAACAAGCCACACCCCAGCTTATTCGAGAAATAGACCGTCAATTTTTTTTGCTGCGGATTAAATACGATTTTGAGTTTTGGGCGATAGCCACAGTTAAGATAAAAGATAAGATAACATCGGTCGATATACCCTTTCTTTTGAACAGACCGCAAAGAAAACTTCTTAAACTATTCGAACAGCAACGTCGTGAGGGGAAACCAATCCGGGTGATTCTACTCAAAGCCCGACAATGGGGAGGTTCAACGCTCACACAAATCTATATGGCGTGGATTCAGCTTGTACACAAACATCAGTGGAATAGCGTCATAGCAGCGCATGTAAAAGACTCATCTTCCAATATTCGAGCAATGTATAGCAAACTGCTCGACAATTATCCTTCTTGGATATTGAATAGTCCGCTTAAATTGAGACCGTTTGCTAGAACTCAGAATATATCTTATATCCAACAAGTAAATGCCCGTGTAACGATAGGTTCGGCAGAAAAACCCGATTCTGTTCGAGGAGCAGATATAGCTATGGTTCATTTCTCCGAGGTTGCTTTGTATCCCGATACCAAAGAAAAACGAACAGGAGATTTGATAGCTTCCATTAGCTCATCTATACCCCTAGTTCCTTATTCCGTCATTGTCATGGAATCTACGGCACAAGGAGTTGGGGATTATTTTCATACCGAATATGAGAATGCAAAAAAAGGAGAGTCGGATAAGACCCCTATATTTATTCCTTGGTATGATATAGAAATGTATCAGACACCTGTCGACGATTACAAGCGGCTTATATCCTCTTTTACCGATTACGAATGGTATTTGTGGGAAAGTGGAGCCACTCTTGAAGCCATAGAATGGTATAGAAACAAAAGAAAAACATTTCAAGATGCTCAACACATGATGAGCGAATTCCCTTCCAACGATGTAGAAGCATTTGCAAACACAGGAGAGCGAGTTTTCGATCGTTATGCTATCCACCGTATGAGAGAAAATACGAAGCCTCCTTGTTGGCGGGGTGAATTACAGTCCGATACACATTCTATAACCGGGAAAGATTCATTAAGAGAACTATCTTTCAAAGAAGATACAACCGGCTTGCTTAAAGTATGGGAAAAACCCGATACCGAGCTCGATATATCCAATCGTTATATTGTTTCCGTAGATATTGGAGGACGATCCCATTCTGCCGACTGGTCTGTGATAAGTGTGATAGACCGCTATTGGACTATGTATGGAGGAAAACCCGAGATTGTCGCTTCTTGGAGAGGACATATCGATCACGATATATTGGCGTGGAAGGCTACCCAGATAGCCTTGTGGTATAATACCGCCTTACTGGTTTTTGAAAGCAATACATTAGAAACGGAGGCTTCCGACCAAGGAGACGCAGAATATATTCTTGACCTTGTCGCAGCCTCCTATGAAAACCTGTATGCCCGGCAATCTCCTCCTTCGCAGATTAAAGAAGGAGCACCTGCCCGTTGGGGATTTCATACCAACAGAACCACCAAATCGATGGTTATCAATAATCAGATACAAATAATCCGTGATAATGGCTATATCGAGCGGGAAGAAGAAGTTCTTGATGAGCATGATACTTATGAAAAAAAGAAAAATGGAGCTTATGGTGCGATAGAAGGAAAACATGACGACTTGCTCATGTCCCGGGCGATAGGACTATACATCTCGGGTAGTATAGACCCTCCAAAGGTTGTAAATAAAGCAGTTATACGTCACAAAAAGCCCATTTCGGAGGCCTCGTTTTAAGTGTTATATCCAAACAAATGGCAAAGACGTATGCCCTTGATTTCAGAGAAAAGCGATTTTTGCAATAAAAAAATAAAGTTCTATGGAACCTCTTACAATATTAGGACTCATCGGGTCTCTCGGCGGGATACTCGCAGGAGGATTGGGCTCCGCTTCCGCAAACAGGAAAGCACGAAAACAGTTGGACAAGCAATTACAAGAAAACGAAAACATGTTCAAGAAAGATTATTATCAAGACATCTTGAACCGCTCCGACGTACAGAATCTATTGAGCACATACCGCAAAAATTTATCCGATGCCGTTCGTGCACAACGAAATTCGGCGGTAGTAACGGGAGCCACACCCGAAGCTGAGGCAGCCGTAAAAAAAGTAAATGCCCGTGCGCTTTCCGATACCGTCGGCAATATCGCCGCTATGGGACAACAAGTCAAGGATAATGCAAAGACAAACTATTTGAATCAGAAAAACTACCTCTTGGGACAGAAAGCCGGACAATATGCCCAAAACGCAGCCAGTTGGACTCAAATAGCCTCCAATTCGGGAAATCTTCTCGGGTCGTTGTTTACTACACCCTATTATAAGAAAACGGGAAATGCAACCACTCCCGCTATTTAATGGATAAAATATGGCAATATTAGACGATTTATTAAACAGATGGAAGGAAAAAACGCCAGAGGAGAAGATTGATCTGACACAACCTGCTCCACCCGTCGTTTCTCCTGTTAGTAAAATTATAAATTCCGATTGGCAAAATACTGCCTCCGGTGGAAAGAGAACAGACGGTACGCCGTTGGTCGACGGTAAAAATCTGCAACAATCATGGGAAAATACAGTAGCCGCCAATCGTTTTAACAAGCCCTCTTTTGAGGAATATTACAAAACTGTTCCTCCTGAGAAATCGGATACTACAAATTATAATCTTAGAAGAGCTTATGAGCTTGCCCCATATGAGGATATGGTAAGATTTGCATTATACCCTAATGCTCATTTAAATAGTGTATATATGAATCCTGATACTGGAATATATGAGTTTGTTAAATCTAAAAATCACCCAACTTTGAATAAAGAATTGGAATGGTATTATTCTGATTCTCCTGATGCCATAAAATTTAGAAATGAATATAGGCTTGATACGAATGGAGATTATTACAGATATGTACCAATAGATTCTACTAAAACTATACATAATCGTTCTAAAACCCCTGTTCCCTATATAGACGCTACTACCGGGTACGGTGTAAGTGCCGATGGTACTTCTGAGAAACCAGTGTTCCATGTTACCCCGGAACAGGCAGCCCAGATGAGAGAAGCCGCAGAAGCCGGCGAATCTTTTGTCTCTATTTATAACCGCATACTCAAACGTCCCGAAGAAATCGATCCTCGAATCGTGGAAAATCGGAGGAAATTGGCCGTACTTGGTGATGTAGGAGCCACATTAGCCGAGATAATAGGAGTAGCCGCAGGTGGAAATGCCGCCGCCCGAAAACCGGCAACGGCTGTCAATAATGCTTTCCTCCAAAATCTGCTCGACCGCAGAGACCAAATGCAGATGTTGTACGATCAAGGCCTGTTAAAAGCGGCATTCCAAGACAAGGTCGGTCGTGATGCCGCACAAGCCGCAGAAGCGCAAAGAGAGTATGAGGGAGCTTTGGCCGAGTGGGAACGGGCAAATGAATTAAATGACCTATTGATGAAATTTGGATTTGAAGCCGGAGAGAGCGAAAAGGAGCGATCAAATAAAAAATCAATAAATGATGCGAATAATGCTACGAAGATACAGATAGCAGCCGACAATAACAAAACGAAATACGGTATAGCATCTATGAAGAATAAAGGCAGCGATCTATATAAGAAAGGTTCTGATATTCCTTTGTCTGGTGGAAAACGAATTAAAATCTCCGAGAGTGAATTACCGTTTTCTGCTGGAAGCCTTTTTCAAGCAGCTCGACAAGCTGTTATTGACGCAGGATTAGGTGATGAGAAAATGAAGAATGAATATGGTGAAGATACCACGGTTACGGAACAGTTGTTAAGAATTGACGATATGTTAAGGAACAATCCGAATAGTGCAAAAACTGCGATTCAAGAAATAGGTTCTCTTATGAGGAAATATCCTCAGATTGAACAAAAAGTTTTGGAAGCCGCAGAAAATATAGGATTATATATAGAAGGTATAGAGCAGCTCAATGCACAAGATGATGACTTTTCGCAAAACATAATTGATTAACAGAATATTATGCCAATATACAGAGCAAACGGGAATAGGTACAATATTCCTGATGATAAAATACAAGATTTTGAGAGACGTTATCCTGAGTCAAAAGTAGAAATGTACGATGGTGAGGGTAAAAAGTATGCAATTCCTTTATCAAAGCGGAATAAGTTCCAACAGCGATATGAAAAATGGTCGTATGTGACGGAAGAAACAAAAAAGAAATCACCTAATACATTTGTTTCAAATCAAAATCCCCAAAATACAATTGTATCCGAAGATGAATTGGAAAACAGCATTGCCTATTACGAAGAGTCTTTGGGGCATGGAAAATACGGGGCGGCAAATACGCCCTTGTTCCAAAAAGTACGACAGTCCGCTACTTCCGCCGAGCAAATAGCAGATGGAATAATCGATAAAAATTGGATAAGCCAATCACCCTCCTCTGCGAGAGATAGCGAGATAGGGGAGGTGTCCGTAGGACGAAGGGGTTCGACCTCCACACATACCCCTGTTTCCGATGCCTATAAATCTCAATTCGACAAACCCCTTGAAGACCGTTTTGCCGACGCTCGAACACGTTTGGAGAAAGACGTAGTTTTTCAATTTGAGAACATGTTGAATAAAATAGAAGAAGATATTAACGAAAATTCTGAATGGAGGAATGAAGCTGAACAAATTGAAAACGAGGGAGATATATTTAAAAATTATAAAGGGTACAAAAATATCACGGAAGATACCATAGAAGATTTAGAAAGAGAAGGGTATGTTCCCAAAGAAATAGGGAAGCTGTCCCAAAAGAGGTCAGTTCAGAATCTTACACGCAAATACATATCCGAGGCTCGTGATGTCATAGAGATGTACAAGCGCAAGGACGGTAACGGACTCGCCAATTTTGCCGATGCGTTTGCCCGTTCATTTGACTCCGGTATTTTAACGCTGGGAGCCACAGATGCAATCGATATGGGTCGTGTGCTTGCTATCGCCAATAAAATAGGCGACAATGGTGAAGGCTTCGAAAAACTCACTCGGGAAGAACAGCAACTCATGGCGGCTTTCTCCCTGTTAGACCAGATACAAGGCAGCCTGCAACTCGACACGTGGCAAAATATCGGACAGGGAACTATGCAATCTCTTCCATTCTTGGCACAATTCGCTTTGACGGGAGGTGTAGGAGCAGCCGCATCTGCTGCGACCAAAGCGGCTGCGAAGACAGCAGTTAAGAAAATAATCGGTAAGTCGGCCTCCAAAGCGGTATCTCGCATAGCTGCTAATGCAGGTAAAAATGCAGCCGGAAGAGTAGCCGTCAAAGCAGCAAGTAAATTAGGGAACGCCGCCATTGACGGCCTTGTGGGAGGTACGGTAATGGCAATTACATCGGGCGTAGCTCACACGGTAGAGGACGTTATGAATCGCATGGTAGGCAATCACGATATACGGTTAGATTCAATCAATGACCCTGGCGGAGAGTTAAAGACAATCTATACCCATCATGGAGTAGAAGACCGGGAAAGCCTCGGATTAGCATTCTTGAAAGGATTCGCCGCTAACCTTATAGAGAACGGAACCGAGTACATGGGAAATTACATGGGGCTCAATCTGGGTAAACTGCTCTCCCGTTTCAAGGGGGGGCGACAGCTCCTCACAAAACCATTGATAGGAAAAACCACCCGTTTCGCCCGGCAAGTCGGTAAGCTCACCGGATTTAACGGATTCATACCGGAGGTAGCCGAGGAAGAACTGGGCATGCTCCTTAATGCCGCTACCGTCGGCGACGTCGAATGGAAGGACATCAAAGACCCGGAACGGCAATTCCAAACGGTAATGGCTGTTGGTATCATGTCGCTTGGATTTCAAGTCGCCAATTCCATTGGAGTTGGTTTGACATACAATAAATACCGCAAAGCCAAAAAACGTTATGAAAGTAAAGACCTCGGCGAAGGACTCTCCGTCGATGATATAATACACGGGCTTGACAATGTACCCTTAGACCGTCGAGCAGATTATGTTATGGCGATGGTCAATACACACGATTTAGGGAAAGGAGATGCAAAAGATTTACAAGATTTTGTAATGGCTCGTACCGGATATGAGTTTATACTCGGCAAGATCGAATCCGATGCCGAAGAAGCCGGGGACAAAGCTGCCGAGGCAGAAATGAGACTCATCAATAAAGAGATGGGAGGAAAAGTAACCGTAACCTTATTAGACGGTCGTGAAGCCATACTTACGGTAGGAAACGTATCACTGGAACCCAATGCAACCGGAGAATATACCTCTACAACGCAATCTGGCTCTCTTATAGCCGTTCCGGTAGGAATTAATACTCCCATTATGGTATCGCCCAAAGACATAAGAAGCGTATCCATTATGTCGACAGAAGATGCCGTAGGACAAGCACGTGCAATGGCCGAGGACATCACAAAAACAAATATGGCAAGCCAGATAGAGAACGAAGCTGATGAAGTAGAATCCGATGAACAAAGCCGAACACCCTCCTCTACTATGAGCGGTGGCGAGATAGGGGAGTTGTCACCCCGTGACGAAGGGGTTGAGAAACAACCTTTATACCGTAAGTCCGAATTAGAGATAGGAGATGTAGTAACCTTCAAAAATTATTCCGACCCGGATAACCCCGGTGTGGAAAGAACATTGAAAATCATCGGTATCGATGATTCGGGAGTAGATGTGGAAGATGTAGTAGATGGTGTCCATTTACCTCTTTCTATCAAACCCGAGCAAATTACCCATGTAAAGGGAAAAGAAAAAAAACAAACCACTGGCGGCGATGAAATCCGTTTGTGGGACTATATAACATATCTCGACGAGGAGACCGGAAAGCAAAAGCAAGGCAGGGTCATCGAAATATCGCCCGAAGGAGAAATTAGTGTCCAAGTACGGGACGAAGAGTTAAATTATCCGTACACCAAATATGTCTCGCCCGAGAATATAATAGGAAAATACAAGCCACAGGAACAGACTGGCAATACCGCAGAGCAGCGCACACCCTCCTCCCCTGTGTCCCCGCAAGGAAATATAGGGGAGGTGTCCGCAGGACAGGTCGAGACAGTCGTATCGAGCATGAAATCTTTGGCCGAGGTCGCACCCGAAATGGAATTAACCCCGGAGAACTGGGAGGCGGAATTTGGCGATGATGGCATTGTAAACACTCCTATCGGCGAAGTCAAGATGGGTGAAAACCAATATCTCAAACTTCTGAAAAAGAAACGAGACCGTTATTTCGGAATGATTAAGCCCACGCTTACGAATCCCGATATGGTTCTTGAAGAACATGACCCGAAAGAAGGAGCAGAACGTGCGACAAAGTATCTGTTTGTAAAGACATTCATAAAGCCTGACGGGAAAAGATATATACATTTCGAGTCTGTGACCGTGCAGAAGGATAATTTGGAAGTATCTATAAGCAGTCATGAAATCAATGAGGAAGCTCTAATGAAAAAGGTGCATCAAGATAAATTGATACACCTTAATGATAAGTTCTCCAATTCTGATGAGCGCTTAACTGAACCTCAAAAAGAGGGGTCGGACCTTGTTCCTACACCGAACTCCATTTCTTCTGATAACAAAGATAATGATATTCCGGCAGAAAACCAAACGGCAGACGAGAAAACAGACCGCTGGGCAAAATATCGCAAGTCCAACGGAGAGGTCGACGAAAAGAAAATGCCTTTGCGAGAGCAGTTCGAATATGGAGAAGAAATCGCAGGAGTAAAAGCCATGATAGAAGTGGCGAAGGCTGGGACAAAGAAAACACAATCCGAAATAGCCCGTCTTGAAAAAGAGATAGAGAGAGAAATTTCTCCTGTAAAGAGAGTAAATAAGGAAAAACAGCTCAAATCTTTGAATGAACGTTTGGGTACATACCAACAATATCTTAAAGATAAAGAACCCTTACCTGATGATTTGGCTCCAAGAAACAACATTGCATTTCGACGCAATGAATCAGGCGAAACCCCATCTGGGCAAACTCAAATAAATGAAAGAGAAAGTAATTCGAATAAAGAAAATTCATTATCTTCGCAAGAGGAAAAACAAATCGACAGCCAAGATGAAATACTTCAATCAATTCCACAAAGAGAACGAGGAACGGAAGCTCAAAAAGATAGAAGAATGGAAGAAGCGGAAAGAGCCATTCGACGCAGTCAAAGCAGCGGAACGAATGAGACACAATTTGGCGGAAGCCAATCGGCTTTATCCCGACAAGAAATAGAAGCCAGAGCAGCCGAAGAATATGCCAAAGAAAACGGTCTTTGGATTCCTATGGATAAAGTTTTCGACTTGGGAACACCGGGCCCGAGTGGAAACGAAAATGATACCTACATATCGAATGAAGGTTATGTATATAAGGTAAATAACCTCATGAACAGCAAAGGGATTCTCCCCTTGTTCGACCGCATAAAACTTCACAACCAAATATTCCCGAGTTCAAGATACGAATTTGTCGGATTCACCGGATTCGATGGGCGTAGCATTTATCCTATATTCCGGCAGGCTTATGTACATGAATCTACGAATGCTACCCCCGAGGAGATAGAGGAGTACATGAACACTTTGGGATTCTCCAAGATAAACGAACACAAATATACCAATGGAGATATAACTATATCGGATTTACGGCCTCGTAATGTATTGAAAGATACAGACGGTGACTTATATGTCGTTGATGCTGAGTTCCAGCAAGAGGGACGATCCGATAAAGAAACGGCCGATAAGACCAATCCCCGGCAACCAGACAATACCGATTCTACCGGCTCTCCGCTTTCCGAAAATGAGAGTAGTGGTATTTCATCTTCACCTACCAATAGTGAGACTCCCGTTTCGGATATTAAAGATAACCCCAATGCTTCAAATAAGCAAGAAAAACCCCGCTTATCCACGCAAAAAACGCCACAAGAAAGGAGGCAAGAGATACAGGAATATATCGAGCGTGAAGCAGGGAAACTCAATATACCGGTGCGGATTGTGGGAGATGTCTCTCAAATATCTCCTTCCGAGAAAAATTACACGAAGAAATTGAAGAGTCAAGGCTGGTACGACCAAACCACAGGAGAAATCGTTATCGTTGCTCCCAACCACGGCTCCATTCGTGACGCACAACGCACGCTGTTACACGAGGCCGTAGCCCACTACGGACTGCCCGCCATGCTCGGTCGTGAAAACTTCGACAAGCTGTGCGACCAAGTATGGGATTCCATGACCGATAGGGAAAGAGCCGTGTTTGGCGCATATATAGATGAGAAAATAGACGATAAGTCCTACAATTCGCTCACCGAGGAGGAAAAGGAACGATATGTGGCCAACGACTTCTCCGGCAAGAGAGCCGCGGCCGATGAGTATCTGGCACATTTCGCCGAGGAAGGAATCACCAACCCCTCGCTGTGGAGCAAGATAAAACGGTTAATCAAGGAAGCCTTCCGCAAGATAGGCATCGACCTCAGCCTCACCGACTCCGACATCGCCTATTTGTTGTGGAAATCAAAGAACCGTATCACCGACAGGGACTCCACAACCGATATTATCCGTAAATCAGCCGCAGACACCCGTATAAAGGAAAGTCTCGATGAACGTTTCAGAACAGTCTACCACGGTAGCGGAGCCTCGTTCGACCGCTTCGACCATAGTTTTATGGGCACGGGAGAAGGCGCACAAGCATATGGCTGGGGAACTTATGTAACCGAAGTGGAGGGCATAGGTAAATCATATGCGGAGAAAGCAGCTGATCCGGCAAAAAAAGATTATTTATATGAAGAGTTAACAAAATTAAAAAATATAATAAGGCACGAACCTAATTTATATATAGACAACAGGTCTACCATATCTGATTTAAAAAAGCAAATTAAAGAATTAGAGGAAATACAACGTAATGACCCTGATTTTGATTTTGAAATACCAAGATTAAAAGAGTATGAGAAAGAATGGGAACATATTGAAGATTTAATTTCAAAAGTATCTACGAGAGTACTCTATACCGTCGAAATTCCCGACGACACTGGCGAGAACTATCTGGACTGGGATAAACCTATAACCAAAAAGCAGATAAAACGCATACAGGATTATTTAAGCGAGAACTACCGAAAGAATAAGTTAGACAACTTCAATGCAAGTATCGCTCCGTCAACGGCAGTAAATGCCGAAGAAATAGACAAGTGGTCAATGCGAGGAGAAAATATCTATAAGACTTTGGAAAACTTGCTTGGAGGAGACCGTGAAGCATCAGAGGCATTGTTGCAATGCGGCTTCACCGGTATCAAATATCCTGCACAAGCCACCACGGGCGGACGTTCGGACGGAGCACGAAACTACGTTATTTTCAATGAGAACGATTTGCAGATAACTGACCATACACGTTTCAGAACGAGCGAATACACTCCCGAGGAGCAAGACATCATCGAAAGAGCCCGTCAAAACGGCACTTACATTAAAGCCCCGAACGGAGCGGACACCAACCTTACACCCAAGCAATGGGCACAAGTGCGCACCAATGCTTTCAAAGACTGGTTCGGTGATTGGGAAAATAGCCCGGAAAAAGCATCGAAAGTTGTCGACGAGAACGGGGAGCCGAAGGTAGTTTTTCATGGCACACCGCTTCGTAGAGACCAGATTACCCCCAATAGAGGGTGGCAGAAAGACGGTATAACATATATAAGCCAAGAAGCACCGTTTTATACTTTCAGAGGTGGAGAATATAGCGGAATGATATTTACAAGTGTCGATGCCGAGAAAGCGCGGAGTATCGCAGAAAAACGGGCTATGTCTATTCCGGACGATATGGACGGCACGGAACAGTGGACAGAGGAGGGTTACGTTTATGATTTATTTGTTGATGTAAAAAATCCGTTCGTTCCACAGCGTGACGCAGATATTATTCTATCGTCATTGGGAGATGAAATACCAACACTGAGTTTTTATGGTGGACAAGGAGATACGGTATCGGTAGAAACGGCGAAAGAAATCTTAAATAGCGGGAACAGCTGGTTGGTAACGGAAACACCACAATTTGTAGCCGAGATAAAAAAATTGGGCTATGACGGATTGATCGGTACGGACGAGGGTGTGGATTACATCGCATGCTTTAATCCGAATCAGCTGAAAGATGCATATGACAACACCGGCACATTCTCCACCGGCAGCGACGACATACGCTTCCGCACCATCGTCGTCAATCCCCGGTACGGCTCCAAAATCGAGACAGTCCGCACAAACCACACCTCGGTATATAAAGCGGTCGATAAATACCTTCGTGAAAATTTCGATGAAAAAGACTACACAACACATACGGCAAAAACAGGAAGTCGTTACCTAGAATTGAACATAGGAAACGACACGCTCAAAGTACGGTTCGCCAACCACACTCCACGAATGGAGGCTTCCGACAATATGGATACCATTGGAAACGGAAAAGAAATCGCCTTCTTCCCCGGTGGTGATATAGGGGTAGAAATAGATATAAGTTTGAGCGGCGATCGATCCAAAGAGATAATCGACCTAATCAAAGGTATGAAGGAATATTCATCGAGTGAAGTGAAAAAAGAGGTTTCCAGTCTTATAGATGGGGCAAAGACCGATCCTTTCCCCGATGTCGCCTCTCCACAACTAATAGAGGAGTTAAGCCATTATATAGGTACGGAAATGGCCGGCACTCTCGATACTCAAATATCCGAATACTATAAATATCGTGTAAATGAAAACGTTTATAAACAAGAATCAAAGTCTCGTGATTCCAAATTAAAACAAAACAAATATGTTTTAGAACAATATAAGACCATCTTCCGTGATTTTGTACAGGAAAGCCCCAAGCTGATAAAAGCCGTCGGTGGAGGATATTGGTACAACGGAGCTACCGGCTCGATACGGATAGTACCACCTTTCCCGATAGATTATGGAATGCTTTCCGATAAGCTCATGTCCTCCCATTTCATACCCATTCCCGGTATAAATAAAAAAGAAGGTAAGCGGCAAATTGTTCAAGAATATGTCGATGAATGGTCGAGGAGGCTAACAGAATCGGGTATATTCTTGTCAGAAGAATATGTATCCGAAGGAGCCAAAATCACCGAAGCTCAACAGGAAATAGACAATATTCGGGAACAATACAATTTTTGGGTAAAAGCGAAATTAAATACAGGGACTAGTGCCGATATACGCTACCGTACAGCCGAGGACATGGAAGAAGTGAACCAACGGTTTAACGAGGAATTGGAGCAACAGATAGAGGGACGATTGGAAAAAGGTCATGTGTATCAATTGGGGAGACCGAGCGAATTTTTAAGAGATGCTGGAATACCAGATTTGCCGATAGAGATGCCTGCGTCTCAATTGGAATACAAGTCTACTTCGGGGAAACATGATTATGATTTGTCGGAAGTGATGAATCTACCTAATGCGATAGCCCATCCAATAGCCACTTTCGCTTATGGAGACAGTGTCAAATCGCAAAACATATTGACCGTGTTGGAACATAATGGGGAAAATTTCCTTGTAGGAATGTTTATCCGTCCGAAAATAAAGGGGAATGTATTGGAAGTAAATAGTATAAGAAATGTATTTCCTAAAAATGGAGCAAGTATTGTAAAATGGATAAATCAAGGGAAGTTGACAAATGTAGATAAAGAAAAACTCCTGCATTTCCTTGACCAACAGCGAACTAATCTCGCTGACGTGGCTTTCGTCTTGCCTGATGAACAGGTGAAACAAGGAAGTGCAGAAGTTTCTACTGCCACAAATATAGTAGAAAACTTCGAGAATCCCAAACTTACCGGGGAAAATTCCGATGGAACGATGAATACCCGATTCCGTAGGGAAGCACCCGATGTTTCGAGCTATATCAAAATATCTATGGACAGGAAAGGAGTCGTTGATTTATCCGCATTCCAGGCT